TCATCACCATCTTATGCAGCGTAATACTCGGATACATCTTAGGCTACATAGACGGTTATACTTCAGAGAGATGGGGGAACAACAAATGGTAGAAGAAACATTAAAGCGATACGCTGACGACATCACGCTACAAGAGCTCGTGCGGTTGCGCGTTGAGAACGAGCGGTTGCGGGAAGCGTTGAAAGAAATATTGACGCACGAAACAGACTACGAGCCTTACGATTGTATTGAAATCGCCCGTGCCGCACTAAAGGGAGATGAGTAATAACCCATTGAAATGTCTTGCAAATAAAAAAATACTTGCAAGCCCTTTCGATATCTGTATTCTGCGCCTGTTCGGGTCTCTGTACCCGCCTAATAGTGTTTCATTAGAGGTGCATATGTCAGGTACGTTAAAAAGCATAAAGGAACGGCAAAATGTTTTACAGAGTTTTGGAATTCATATCACGGACGTTGAAAGAACAGGAAAGGCGCACGTTAAGTTTCGCGTTGAGTATTTGGGCAACAAAAGAATATTCGTTTGCCCAAGCAGTGGATCTGATTGCGCGCGTGGTATCAAGAATTTCAAAGGCGATGTCACAAAATGGGTTAAGGAGATTTCTAATGCGAACTGAAATTATTTACTCGAGCATCGATCTGCTCGTCGCAAGCTGCAATAGCCTCGCGAAGTCACATAACGTGCGTCCTGACGGCGTTTTTACTGTCGACATGCTCCGCAGTAGGTTTGCCCTTTTTCTGCTGACGCAGGATGATGGGAAGCTGTCCCAAGCGTTTTCTGAATTCGCTCTTTCGACAGTGGCGCGCGATAAAAAAACAATCGAGGAGGTTTACGATGAGCTCGACGGAGAAGGTGACATACAGGGTCATCCGGTATGAGAAGGAAGGCGACACCGTCAGGGTCTTATGGGAAAGCTCTGACGGCAGTAGGTTCTATGAAACGATAATTGAAAACGGGAGAGTTAAGTGGTGATTGATTCAGAAAACATCGACGAAGATATGATCGAGGAAATGCAGGTTCTCTCAGACAAATGCGTGGACGATCTTTCGAGGTTTTTTCTCGACATGTTTCAGAACTATGATGGGCCCATCAGCAAAAGCGATTTGGGCGGGATTGCAGCTCATGCTGCTTTCACGTTCGTTGTATCGACCATGATGGCGATGGACATAACAGAGGAGGAGGCGCACGAATACATGAATTCGTACTACAAAAATTTGTCTCCTTTTGTGGATAACATCAAAAGATCATACCAAAACTAAAGTAAATTCAGGGGGTTACGACCCCCTTTATTTTTTTTCTGATAAATGTATTTTTTTACTTGCATGCATCTGCGAATCATGAGAGAACAATCGGGTCGGGGCGCAGTGCCCCGCTAGATGGAGATTTAAAATGCAAATTGCAGCAGAATATACAGCTTGGATCGCAGCCTGCTCGGAAGTCGAAGCTATACCTGACTTGGTTCGCCTCGCTAGAGGCATTGAAGTTCCTGCATGCCCGTTCTCGTATCGCTACGGTGGTCACCCGCAGTATCCCGTGTACGTCAGTGGCCGTCGCTATTACACGGTCGAGCAACACCCGTGCGGTCGTTGCGGTGGTCAGGGCAATGCCGAGGCTTGGGCTCGCACCGGCTTCACATGCTACGAGTGCAACGGCTCAGGCTTCCCAACACGCACCCGCGAAGTGACGGTCTATCTCGCCGACGCTCTCGACAAGCTCAACGCTAAGGCGGTCGCCAAGGCGAAGGCTCACAGTGACGCAGAGAAGGCCCGTAACGCCGCTTTCGAAACCACCTATGCCGAGCTGCTCGCGAAGGTCAATCAGCTCCCTTCGTCTTCGGCTTTCATACATGATGTGATCGCGAAGGGTTATAAGTACGGCACCCTGTCGGACGCGCAGGTTGCAGCAGTCACCAAGGCTGTCGATGCGGACCTCGCCCGTCAGGCTGCATTGCAGGCCTCACAGCACGTTGGCACGGTTGGCGCTCGTCAGACATTCGACCTGACCGTGACGTTCATCACGTCCTTCGAAGGCGCTTACGGCACGACGTACATCAACGGCTTCAAGGATGCCGATGGCAACATCTTCATCCACAAGGGCTCGAAGATCCTCGTCGATGTCGAGGTCGATACATACCCTCGCCCGCTCGAGAAGGGCGACAAGGTCAACCTGTCGGCCACCATCAAGGAACACGGTGTGCGCGAAGGCGTGAAGCAGACGATCATCACCCGCCCGTCGCGGGCCGATCTGCTTTCATAAAAAAAACCGGCATGCAGGTATTTTTATACTTGTATGCCGGACCATCTTATGAGAGAAGAATTGCGTCGGGGTTTCCCCGCTAGATTTTGGAGGTTCGAATGACATACTATCAGATCATCATTAACGGTCGCGTTTTCTCAAAGTTTAAAGCCGCAAGCTCGGCTGACGCGATCAAGACAGCGCGTAAGGAAGCGTCTGACTTCGCCCGCTCGGCATGGCGTTATAAGGATGCCTACCCAAACAGCGTTCTCGTCGAATGCCTTGAGACGCGCGATCTCTTCAAGGTTCCGCAGGTGGAGGTTTAATCATGTCGCAGTGCAAAACAAAGACCATCACGTTCAAGACTATCCTTCGCGCCAAGGCTTTCAACCAAGGCTTCTATGACGCTCACGAAGGCAAGCCGTTCAACTATGACGTGCCTGAAGCTGACGAGTGGCACTACATTCGTGGACGTCACTTTGCGCAGATCTTCACAGGCTCGATTAAGTCAGGTCGTCAGATCCGTTACGAAGCTCTCTATGAATTCGCGACGGCTTGGAACAGTGGATTGATCATTTAAAAAAAGTATCATGCAGGTATTTTTTTACTTGCATGCTATTTCGAATCGTGATTTAAAGATTGGGCCGAGGCGCGGTGCCTCGCTAGATTTTGGAGATTGAAAATGACGACTATCGCAGAAGCACTCGTATCGATCCGCCCAGACCTCGCTGATCGTTATGCAAATCAGGTCCGTCGTTCGTTCGGCCATATTGTTTCAGTCCTCGGCCCAAAGCTCACGGGCGTCTATAACAGCTGGCAGTTCGCAGCAAACTACAAAGGTCTTGTTTCCCAGTACGTCACGACAGCAGCTGACGGCACCCGCTCGATAGACGAAGGCCGCCTCGCCATCGGCGCAGCAAAATATGCCGAAGAAGCATCGATCGAATGGCAGGCTAAAATTGAAGCCAAGTTGGGCTCGCTCGAAGACATCAAGGTTCGCCATTACACGGGTGCTACCTTCGTGATCGGCGGGCTCCGCGACGGCCATCAGGTTGCCATCGAGCAGGACATCGTGACGAAGGCATCGAGCAAGGGCCTCCTGTTCAATCAATTCCCCGCCCGCATCTATGTGGACGGCAAATTCACGAGCGAGAAGAAATATCACGCTCTCTTCGCCTGAACCGGTGGGGGCTTCGGCCCCCATCACCAACAACCATGTTTTTTGTAGGACAATCCAAATGAACATCTTTACAGCAGTCGAAATCATCGAGGGCGGCACAGACGATCCGGATCTCGCAATCGAGGCGTGGCAGCACTTGATCGACACGGGCGCAGTATGGTCGCTCCAAGGTTGGTATGGCCGTACAGCGGCTTCTCTGATCGAACAGGGGGTATGCCATGCTGCTCAGTGAGCTTCATCTATCAGCCAAGGCATACGACGCCCTGAAGCGGTGCGGCGTGAGGAGCGTAGAAGACATCCTGAACCTGCCAAAGACGCGTCTCATGATGCAGCCTCGCATGGGGCCGCTGACCATCAAGAAGATCGAGTTTGCTCTGCGCAGGATCGGTCTAGAATGGGTCGACAAGGCGGTCGACGAGCTGCCCCTAACATTGCGCGACAAGTTTGCTATGGCGGCTTTAGAAGGTATTCTGACGTTTTCTTATTATGAAGAAGAGATCGAAAATTATGCGGAACAGGCATATCGGCTTGCAGATGCAATGATCGCGGAGAGACGGAAATGACAGAGTGGCAGAAAATTGAAACAGCGCCTGAAGAGACGTTCATTCTGATTTATGAGAACGGAAGGTACCATATCGCTCAATATGAGCTTACGGACTGCGACGGATATTTCGACGGTCCTGTGAAGGTGTGGGGCTTTTGGGATGGTTGGATGGACCACGAGGTAAATTTTAACCCGACGCATTGGATGTCCTTGCCGGAACCACCGTGATATAAGGATTCGATCCGGCAATCCTTCCTCCCATGTCCGGATCGTGACTTGGCCCTGCTCCATTATGAGCGGGGCTTTTTTTTCGATTGAATAGTGAGCTTTGTTTTAGGCTGCTACATATACCAAAAGTGTAAGTCAATGATAATGCTCATGAATTTATTGTTAGTGTAGTGTAGAATACTTAGTCCTTAAATAGACTTATCCATTCATCAATTTATTAATCTATTACACAGTTACTTTAGAAAGACACCGCCCTTTCTATCTCTCTCAATCAATCTCTTCCTATATATTCTATATATATATCTATAATATATAATATAATAAAATCAAAGGGTTAACGCCTGTTTAGATGTAGTGTGGTTCTTCTCTACATTGGCACTAAGTAATCGATCATGTTCGCCTGCTATTGGGCGGCTTTGCGTTTTCTCGTGGTTGTGCCTATATTGAGCGCGATTGGAGGCCGAAATGGCGCAGAAATGGCGATACAGCGAGGAATTCGACACCGAGATCTGCGATTGGATCGCGGACGGAAAAACGCTGCGCGCGTATTGCAGGCAGGAAAACAAGCCGTCGCATCAAATCGTTTATCAGTGGCTGAATGAGCGGCCCGAGTTCGCAGACCGCTTCGCGCGCGCACGCGAGGTTGGTCACGATGCCATCGCTGACGAGATCCTCGGCATTGTGGACGTTCACCCGCCGTCGACCGCAAACGGCGGAACAGACGCGGGCTATGTGTCTTGGCAAAAGAATCAGGCTTGGGTGCGCTTTCAGCTCTTGGCGAAGTGGAACCCGAAGAAGTACGGCGAATCGAAGCAGCTCGAGCTTTCGGGCCCGAACGGTGGACCAATCCAAACTCAGGCGACAGTCGTCACCGGCGAGGGTCTCGACGATGAGGGGCGCGAGGCGCTTATAGAGGCATTAGAGCGCGCCCTGATGGCGTCGGCTGCGGACGATCAACCATACGTCGACGAGGACGAAGACGATGACAGCAACGCTGATTAAGATCGGCGGCAGGCTCATCGATGCTCGGCAATCGCTCATCGAACATGATCGGAAATTTTGCCCGAAGTCGCTCGTGACGTTCATCGAGCGTGCTTGGAAGATCGTTGAGCCGGGACAAGAATACATTCACAATTGGCACATCGACTTCATCGCGGCTCATCTCGAGGCTATAACGCGAGGCGTTATGGTCGATGATGAGAAGGCCTATAATCGCTTGCTGATCAACATACCTCCGGGAGGTATGAAGAGCCTGCTCACGAACGTCTTTTGGCCTGCTTGGGAGTGGGGGCCGCGTCGCATGCCATCGATGCGGTTCGTTTGCGCTTCGCACTCGCTCGACCTCGCAACGCGTGACAGCACCAAGATGCGGCGCCTGATTCAGTCAGATTGGTATCAAGAGCGGTGGGGCGACGTCGTGCAGCTCACAGGCGATCAGAACGCGAAGACCAAGTTCGAGAACACGCGCACCGGCTTCAGGCAGGCGATTGCAGCAGGCTCGATCACCGGCGCCCGTGGAGACAGGGTTATCATCGACGATCCGTTGTCGGTCGAGGACGCGAACTCGGAGGCGGTGCGCAAGTCCCGCGCCGAGTGGTTCGAGCAGGCAGTGCCGACCCGTCTCAACAATCCTGATCGATCCGCCATCGTGGTCATCATGCAGCGCCTGCACGAAGAGGACACGAGCGGCATCATCCTCGAGAAGCAGGCGGACGAGTACGATCACATCATGATACCGATGGAATACGATCCTGACCGCGCTACGCCGACGATGCTCGGTTGGGAAGACCCGCGCGAAAAAAAGGGCGAGCCGTACTTCGAGGCCCGCTTCCCCAAGCACGTCATTGCCCGAGACAAGAAGATCATGGGATCCTACGCGATCTCGGGTCAGTATCAACAAACGCCAACGCCTGACGATGGCGGCATCATCAAGCGCGGCATGTGGCAGCTTTGGGATAACGAGATGCTGCCTGCCTTCGATTACATCATGGCGGCGGTCGACACCGCATACACCGAGAAGACCGAAAACGACTATTCGGCCATGACCGTTTGGGGCGTCTTCAGCGAGGATCCGGTGGCCGAGGCCGCTCGGTCGGGGCAATCCTACCTGATCGAGAGGACGTACAAGCAGCCTCACCCCAAGGTTATGATGATCTATGGTTGGAAGGAGAGGCTCGAGTTCTCGGCGCTCGTCGAGAAGATCAACGCCACCGCAAAGCGGTTCCACATCGACCGAATCATCGTGGAAAACAAGGCTGCGGGCATCCCCGTCGCGAGCGAGCTCAGGCGGCTGTACTCGAACAAAAGCTACGGCGTTCAGCTCGAGGATCCGGGAGCAACAGACAAGGTATCGCGCCTGTATTCGGTGCAGCACCTGTTCGAGGAGGGGCTCGTCTACGCCCCCGATAAGGATTGGGCATCGGACGTGATCGAGCAGTGCGTCAGGTTCCCGAAAGCCAAGCATGACGACCTAGTGGACACGGTGAGCATGGCTATGCGATACTTACGGCGCACGGGTCAGCTCCAACGGGCCGAGGAAGTGCAAGAAGACTTTGATCAGGAGCGGATGCATCAGGGCGCTCCTCCACCACCGCTATACGGGGTTTAAGTTATGCCATTAGTCGCAGGTCTCTCACCGAACATCCGCTTGGATGACGAGCAGTCCGAGCAGGACATGCTCGACGATCTGCAAATTGAAATGGCTGACGAGGCGCCCACAGAGAACGTCGATGAGAAGGGCAACATACTCAAGATCGAAATGCCTGACGGATCGATCACGCTCACGCTCGATGGATCGCCATTGCAGAAGGCGAAGTCTGCGAGCAAGGCGGGATGGTTCGACAACCTCGTAGACGACATTGATCAGATGGAGCTCGGCTCGATTGCGAACGATCTTATCAAAGGCATCGAGGATGATCTTGGCTCTAGAAAGAAATGGATCGACGACAGAGCACAGGGCATCAAGCTCCTCGGCCTCGAGGTCGAGATCCCAAGCCTCGCCGGTGCAGCAGACGGCGCACCTGTCGAAGGTATGTCACGCGTCAGGCATCCGCTCTTGCTCGAAGCCGTATTGCGTTTTCAAGCGAATGCGAGATCCGAGCTACTGCCTACGGACGGGCCGGTAAAAATCCGAGAGGACAACAACAATGCGGATCTTCAATCTGATCAATTGGCAAATGATCTCGAGAATGATCTCAATCATTACCTCACGAGCACGGCGAAAGAATACTATCCGGACACTGACCGAATGCTATTCATGCTCGGCTTCGGGGGAACTTCATTTAAGAAAATCTATTTTTGCCCACTCCGGAACAGACCCGTTTCCGAATCCGTGGACGCTGACGATCTCATTGTCGATAACGCCGCCACAGACCTTTCCAACGCAAAGCGCGTAACGCATCGCATTTACATGCGCCCGAGCGTCGTGAAGCGCATGCAGATCATCGGCGCGTATAAGGACACGGATCTCTCGACGCCTAAACAAACAGAGCTCGATGCGGCGCAGCGTCAGAAGAAAGATCAGCAGGGCATCAGCCAAGATCAGATGAACCCTGAAGATCGTGATCGCGAGATCTACGAGTGCTATTGCGAGCTCAACATCAAGGGCTTCGAGCACACGCGCAGAGGCAAAGAGACAGGCCTCGAGATCCCGTATCGCGTAACGATTGATGTGTCTTCGCAGCAGATCCTGTCCATCGTGCGAAACTATGACGAAGACACAAAAGATTTGCCTGAAGCGCGTCAGGTGTTCGTGAAGTACACGTTTGTTCCGGGCCTTGGGTTCTATGACATCGGCTTGCTGCACATCCTCGGCAATCCGACGAACGCACTCACAGCAGCATGGCGCGAGATGCTCGACGCGGGCATGTATGCAAACTTTCCCGGCTTCTTGTACGCGGACAGCGGCGCTCGACAGAACACTAATATCTTCCGCGTACCTCCGGGAGGTGGCGCATTGGTGAAGACAGGCGGCATGCCAATCCAACAGGCTGTGATGCCTTTGCCGTACAAGGACGTCGGCAGTGGCTTGATGTCTCTCGTCGACAACATTGCGCAGACGGGTCAGCGCATCGGCGGCACGGCAGAGACGGCAGTCGGTGAGGGTCGCAATGATGCACCTGTCGGCACGACGATTGCGTTGATCGATCAGGCTCAGAAGGTTCTCAATTCTGTCCACAAGCGCATGCACGCAGCGCAGGCTGACGAGTTTCAGCTCATCGTGAAGTGCTTCCGCGACAACCCCGAATCATTTTGGCAGCAGAACCGCAAACCGGCTCGGAAGTGGGATCAAGAGACGTTCCTGCGCGCCTTGGATCAGGCAGACCTCGTGCCGCAGGCGGATCCGAACACGGCAAGCCAAACGCAGCGCCTCATGAAGATCATGGGCCTGAAGCAGATCCAATCTCAGAACCCGAGCCTGTTTGACCCTATCGCAATCGACAAGGCAGCATTGCAGGCGATGGGTTGGTCAAACCCTGAGCAGTTTATGATCCCGCCTCAGGCGCAGGGTCAGATGCCGCCCGAGATGCAGCAGGCAGTCGCCAAGATGCAGATCGAGAAGCAGAAAGCGGACGCTCAGACGCTGTCTGCGCAGTCAAAAGCGCAGTACGATCAGGCAAAAGCTCAGATCGATATGGCAAAAGCGCAGGCCGAAGGTCTTGGCGGCGCCGAGCCGCAGGGTCCGGATCAGCACGAACAGCTTTCCAAAGTGGCTGATTTGCAGATCAAAAAGCAGCTTGCGGACGCAAAAGCGATGGATACTGAGATCAAAAAGGCCCAATTGGCCGCAAGCATGCAGAAAGACGCCGCCGACAACGCCATGAACAAGGAAGAGATGATCGCGAAGGAGCGAATCCAAATGGTCGACCTCGCTCAGAACCTCGCGGTTCATCCTGAAAGCGAAGACGAGGTCGTCAGGCTGCTTGGCGACGTCATACCGTCAATCACAGGAAGAAACCCAACATGATGAGCAAACAGAACCTGTCAGACGACGTCGGAGAGCTTCAGAACGAGGTTCTTCACTTGAGGCGGGTTGTGGAGTATATGGGTTGGCGGGCTATCTGTGGCGTCCAAAAGATGGGCGACGAGTGGCCGAGCGAATTCAATGACGTGATCAGCGCGTTCATTGCGGAAGAAGTGAATAACGAGCACCGAGGCACGATACAATGAGCGACGCAGTCCGTATTGCCAAGACGATCAAGCCAGTTGCTCGTGTTCGGTTGGCAAGCGGCGGAAGAAAATCAAAAACAAAGATTGCGCAGCCAGTCGATTGGGACAGCATCCCAACAATCGATCCGCAGATGCTTGTAGGTAAAAAAGTATTTCCAATTTTTGCTGATCTGACAAAAGCTGGAGGAGCCTATTCTGGTATCGATAGTTCTCAATTAAAAAAGCCAGAAGAAATGTTTGGGGGGCCGGGGTATCCGTTACTGCCAGAAAGCAAACAACATGGACTTGCATGGGCAGTAGAGGGAAAAGGTAGAGGCTCTGCCAAGATCCGCAAAGATGCTGACTATGTAATTGTGCATGCGATGGATCAGACAACGCACCAGTCAAATGCGTCGTTTTCAAATGCGCTTATGAAGACGATGAAGCAATATGTGCAAAACAATCGTTTGAACCCAGAGGTTGTCCAGCAAATTGATGATATGATCCGCAGGCCAACCGATCAAAAAGAATTGCAAGATCTTAAAAATTTCCCCGGCTTTGGTCATAAAAATGCTGAGAACTTTTTGAGGGGGTTGAGTTTTGAAGCTCGCCTTCGCGTTGCGCGTGCTCTTGAAAGCTCGGAAGCCCAAAATCTTGGCGCTCCAAACATAGACAAAATTACAAGAGCAACACTTGATCCTGAATTTGCTGGCGTCCCAAGCCGTCACGGTTTGATTGTGCTCGAGATCCCAAAGGGGTCCGAAGACGAACAGCTTGTTCACCTCGTCAATTCAGGTTTACCTAATCACCCGTCGTATCAATTTGGCATCAAGGGTCGCGTCGTTGGGAAGTTCCACCACCCTGTCGCTCCAGAAGTTTTATACGATCAATGGTTTTCACAACAAGATCCGAACAAAAAAACTGCGAGCGGTAGAGCCCCTAATATCCGCCGAGCGTTTGATCTCGCGATGCCAGCGGTTACAGTAACCCAAGATGTTGCAGATCGTCTCCCGCGCCGTCCGCAAGACATTCAGTCTGGTAAGTCTGCTCAATTGGCGCTTAATGCGTTTAATGATCAGTGGCACGATACCGACACGCCAGTTAACCAAGGCGGTCTGGGTGCTGCCCAGTTTTCTCAGGCTCTCAAGAACTCTGATTCATCTTCGACGTTGTCTCAGTATTCGCCTGAAGACATCAAGAAAATGCAGAAAGAGGGTAAATTTACGGCGTAC